TTTGCTGATGTAAATTTAACTAGGTCAGCTCGTGAAATAAGTAGTGCTTTTGCCATTATCTTGCGTCTTTTGGTAGGTTAGGATTGTTAGGAGAAAAGCCTTTGTTAGGCATTACGTTTGGCATCATAGCAACCTCAGGTTCATTCGCTACTCTATAACCGTATTTGCGAGCCTTAGCGATGCTTATCTGAGATGTCTTAGGCGAACCTATTGATGCGCTTTTATTAAAGCTTACATACGTTCTACGCTGCCATTTATGATGACATCTAGGGCCGCCCTTGTAAAGCCATATGCTATACGTATCGCTACCTCCTTCGCCAAAGCCTTTGTTAACTACCTGGCCGCTTAATCTTGTAATATCTTCTTTTCTATAAACTTTGCTTGCTCTCATCATTGCCCTGCAAAAACCGCGTTCAGGAGCATCATTGCCTACATATTGATATCGCACTTTAAAAAATAAGCCGCCTATTTCTTTATCTTGTTCGCTTGGTTTGTTTGGCGCTGCCCTTCCTGTTCCTATTAAATTGACAATTTTAGATAATACGCTTGGTTTAGGCATTAATTCCTTTGTCCATTCTGCAACTTGATTGTCAAAGTCATCCTCTAAATCGTAATTTACATCCCTTACATCTAAAAGCTCAAAACCTTCCTGCTCAGCATCTTCGCCTAGCTCTAAAAACTCTTCCATTTCTTTACTCAATCCGCTTAGCTCTAGGCCTGTTTCTTCCTGAACCTGCTCATCAGTTACTGCATTTTCTAAATCAACAAACTCCAAAGGCTTTAAGGTTCTAAAGAATAGGTTTAAACTGATTCCGTTATAGGCTAGGATTTGTTCAAAAGCATCTAGCAATAATTCCTGCATTGGTGCAATTATCATGTTTGAGAAAAGCGCGAAAGAGTCTTTTAATTCATCGGCATTTGACGAGAATCCGTTGCTTGACGCTATTCCAAATAAAAGCGGACTCGTTACATTGTGGGAAAGCATGATTTTTCTTAAGCATTCCTCGCTGAGCGTAGAGTATAAGTCAGGCGCATCGTTTACAGGCATAGAATCTACTGTTGTCTTGCTCTCGCTGTTGTTATTAAATGCAACGATTAGCTTCTCTCCGCTCATTCCTGTAAGCTGAGAAACTACTTTATTTTTAATCATTAGTTGTTGCTCTTCGCTTGGTATTCCATTGTTAAAATTGACCACCGAACGACCTGAAAAACCATTTTCAACCTCGTTAATTAGGTACTCGCTGATGTCTTCCTCAAGCACTGCATAAGGTATTCCGCCTGTATAATCTACTAAGGCGTAGTATTTCATTCCTACGCTGTAAGGCTTTACAAAAAAGATTTCCTGAGGATCCTGGGAGCATCCAAAAGCGCTAATTCTTTTAGGTTGATATTTCTTAACATCTGACCAATCGTCAGAGTAGTAATACCCTTCGATTTTTCCGTCTTCGTTGCACTTTTCAGCTCGTAATAATTGTACGGGTATATGATGAACCTGCGCAATCTTTTTTCTATCCTTAGTATAGATTACTTGCATTGCGCATTGTCCTAGTAGTTTTATATCTGTACATAGATGCCTTACACATTCCTTACTTAATAGCGCCATCATATGAGCGTACTCGTTAGGCTTTCTACTCGCATCTGTAGCTGATAGGCCTCTGCCGTATACTAAACGAATAACGTTGTTTATAATAGCATTGTTTGTTGTGCTATTCGTGTATCTGTCTATGAGATAGCCATAATAATTATTGTCCGTTCCGTACTCAACCCAATTTTCACGCTTGGATTCTTTAATCACAGGAGCTTCATAACCTGATAGCTCTAAGATGTGTAAGTTGTTACTCATAAATTATAAATTCATTTGTGCTGACGTTTGAGATATACTCGCCATCATTTACAGAATAATTAACTACAGGCGTTTGGTCAGTTACAAAAATCTTGTCTTTGTGTACTACCTCTGTACCGTTCCTAAGTTCCAGGGTATAAAAGGAATCTTTAATAAGGCTAAAATCTCCATTTACAAACGTTGCATTTACCGTATCGTAATAGTCTCCGTTTACGTTGCTTGTAATTGTTATTTCTGTTTCTATGTTAGTAGATTCGCCTCTGATAAATAAACCGTCATAGGTTTGGCTTCTAGGTATAAAGCTAAAACTCTGCTCTGTCAATATAGGCTGTAGTATTATCATGCTGTATATATAACTGATTTTGGTATTATTTGTTTCTTATTGGATCCTGGAAACAAAAAAAGCGCCTATTTCTAGACGCTTAATTACACATTATGAAAGGTAAGGAAAACTTATACTGTTCCGTCGTTGATTAATGCAGGACCTGCAGTATTCTCAAACAATGTTTTTAATTCTGCCTCGCTTTCTGCTAATAAGAAGTTAGCAGGTAGTTCCTCTTGCGCTGTGAACGTGAGAGAGTATCCGTTGAAGTCTCCGAGCGCAGCTCCACTAGAAATTTCTCCCGCAGAAACGTCAGCGCCTTGGTCTAATCCCATCAAAAAGAATTGGTCTGTCATAGTACGTACAATTATTCTTGGTCTTCCGTAAGCCAAAAGCTTCACATTCTTGTGAGTTACAACGTCTTGTCTCTTTAATGCTGCCACTAAAGTTTGTTCGAAGAATGTTGTCCCATTGTCGCGACTTGAGTTAATTGCTGTCGTGAAGGAATTAGCTGTACTCTTCAATTCGAATTTGTACATAGTGAGTTGAGTTGTATCGTCGACAGGAATCCAATCGATAATTTCGTCAACGTTGTCTCCTGTTCCGTAAGTTACATACGTTGGAGAGTCTGAGTTTAGGTCTTCGAAATTGATTAGATACATGGCCTTTAATCCGCTTACGGAGTCCTTGCACTGTTCAATTCGACCTGCTGTGATGTCGCATCCCATTTTATTTAGTTTTTATGAATAAAAAAAGGCAGGCAATCTTACCCACCTTTTTCTAATTCTGATTAATTATTAAGAATAAATTACGCAATCGTTAGGAATACCTACCTGAGCGCCACAAGACATTCTCATAACAATTCTCACGTTATCTGAGCCGTCATATAAATGTACAGGAATTACAGCCGCCTCTTGGTGGTCTGCTAGTAAAGATGTTCCAAAATATAGGTTGCTAGTTTGCGCTGCTACCATGTTATCGTCTGCCAATCCGTTAGCAACAAATACAGGAACTCCATCAAAAGAAAGGCTACCGTTAGTGTACCATTGTGTTCCTTTGTTGTCTGAACCATTTGCTCCAAGACCTGCTGCTGCAAATCCACCGAGTGCGCGAACGTAAGCTCTTGCAACGTTAGAAGAAACATACAATTTTAAATCCTCAGCTCCGTAAACCGTTGTAGGAATAGCGTCAACTACAGCTCCCATTTGGTCAATTACATTCGCTGCAGTAATAGCAACTTTTGCGATATCCTGAGCTGCAGGAAGACCTGCTGCGTTTAAGATTGTAGTAATACCATCATAAGCATTTGCTCCTGCAACACCTGTCCAAAGTAAAGTCTCATTAGAAGCCGCTACTTTAGAAGCAACATAACCTAGTAGGTAATCTTCAAAAGATTTAGGAATGTCTGCAAATGCAGATGCTCCCATCTCAGCCGCTGACCATGAATTATGGAATTGTGAGCGACAAAGTTGAAGGTTTACTTGCATATCTTTTACTTCAAGTACAGACTCGCCCATAGTAACGGTACGAGTATCATCGAAGTCGCAAGTTGCGTCAGTTAATAATGCGTTAGTATCCAAAGTCTGTAAGACTTCTTTAAACTTAACGTTTTCTAAAACGGTTACACCACCGTTTTCAATTGTTGGAGCGCTTAAAAGTGCCGCAGAGATATATTTACCTGCTGCTTGACCGTTGTAAGTGCTTCCTGGAAAAGTTGGCTGATCTGCCATAATTTTTAGGTTTTAATTATTAATTATTTATTTATTTAATTTTCTGTAAATTCTGTCTAGAGTCGTTTCCGTTCTATTCTGAGCGTACAAAATTCTTTCTTTTTCTTGTTTGTTTTCAGGATTGAAAGAAATAGGCTTTACTGCAGGGTCTAATTCTTCAACAGATAATTCCGTTTTTTCCTCAACTACTTCCTCAACTTTCGAAAGCTTCTCAATCTCAGATTTTAACTCTTCGTTTTCTTTCTTCAAAGCTTCGATTTCTGTAAAGTAAGTTTCTTTGCTTATAGACTCAACTACCTTTTTAACAGGCTTAGCTTCTTCTGTTGCCATTTCTTCCTCTTTCTCTTCGTATTCCTTTTCTGCTTCCTCTTCAATAACTTCCTCTTCTGCGGCCTCTTCTTTGATTTCTGCAATGATGCCTTCCTCAGCAATTACCAGGATCATTCCATCCTCCATTTTGTACTCGCCAATAGGTAAAGGTATTCTTTGTTCATCTTCTGTGATAATTACAACCTCAGCTTCTGCCTCAAAAGCATCTGCTTCAATAATTGTAACGCCATCCTCTAGCTTTCTTTGTTCTAGCTTTATCTCCATTCCGAGCAGCTCGCGTACTTTGTTAAGTAATGTTATTTCTTTCATTTTATTTATTTATTCGTGTTTATAGATTTTTTCTTAAATCGTCTTGCATTTTTTTGTATTTAGCAATTGGCAACTTTAAGCCTAAATCTTTCGCTGCTGCTTCTGCTTTTTGTAAATTTTTGTCAAATATATTTAAAAGGTTTTGCGCTTTTTTAACTTTTGGCGCTTTGCTTTTTTCTGCTTTTGCAACTTCTGCTTCATAACCTTCTATTTGATTTTCATTACTTTTTAAAGATTTATTAGCATCTTCCAATTGTCTTTTGGCTGCAAGAAACTTATCTTCTAAATCAAAGTATTTATCAGAAGCTTTTTCGCGATTTGTTAAAAGTTTTTGTCTTGCTTTTACTTCTCTATCAACAACCTTTTGCATATCTGACATACGCTTATTGTCTTCTTTCAATCCGTTTATAATATCTTCGCCTTGGTCTAACGCCTTGTTTAAATCGTCAATAAGTCCAAGCTCTACTTTTTGTGAAGCTAATTCTGTTTTTTCCGATTTCGCCCATTGCGAAAATATGTTGTGCATTCTTTCCATTGTATATATAACTGTTTTTTATTGTTTCTGTTGCAAATTGGTTTTAATTAGCCGCTATACAAGCAGCGCAATCAACGTAAGCAACTACTGAATCAATATGCAAGCCTTCGCCTGCATGAGCCTCTGTAACTGTATAGCATCCGTTGTGATTCGTGTTTTCAAAGTTGAAATAGTAAACGTTGCCTACAATTAACTCGCTTCCATGTATATGTACTATATGAGTATGGCTTGCGGCGCAGTTTGTTATTCTATACTTATAAGCATCCTCTGTTGAATGTTTGCTAGTTCTGCCTATGCCTTGCGCCCAAATAGAACCATCGCAGCATTTTACGTCATATGTTCCGTTTTTACATAGGCAAGCTTTTCTGCCTCCTAGCCTTCCTGTTTGGCTGCTTTTCATTTTAACAAATCTTTTAATTTGTTTATAGTTTCTTGTTTTTCTGAGTTTTTTCTAAGGTCATATTTGTCTGCGAAATATCCCTCAATACTGAAACCGCGAATGGTTCCCTCCTTTGCCTCGTTATATATTTTCTCGTCATCTACTTTCATGCTAACCATCCAAGTGCCTGCAGGTACATCCATTCCGTAAAGAGCTGTCTTGTCTTTTGCAGGATCCTCAACAATCCAGGATTCAACAATAGTCATGTTATCAATCTTTTTCTCATGCTCATAGGTAGCGTTCTGATGGTTTGAACGCTTAAAGAATAACTCGCTAGCTTTTCTTACAGTATCTTTGCTGAAGTATATATAGTATTCATCGCCTGATTCTGAGCGTCTATAAATAGATTTGTCAGGAATAAGCGCAGGCCCCATTAGGATGCGTTTATCGCTGTCTATTTCCTTCAATAACAATTCGTGTTTATTTAGCGCAATGAAATTACTTTCAATCGCAGGAGTGTTGACTAAACTAATCGCGTCTATACCGCTAGCCTCGTCATTCTCGTCAATTATTAGCTCTACTATTCTCATGATTATATAACTTAATTTTATTTAAAGTGTTGCATTTTGTACTCTATTCCTATCTAGCGCCTGGGCTGTTGTAACCTCTCCGCTTACGACATAGGCCTGAGCAGGCTGCTGCTGTAATTCAGCGAGTTGATTCACGCCTGAGTCTCCGACCACATTGAAATTAGGAGTTTGCGCTCCGCCTCCGCCTCCTGCAGGTAAATCTCCACCACCATCAGGATTACCTCCTGTTCCTAGCGAGCTAAGGCCTTGCGCTGTTGCTGCTATTGATGCCGCAATACTAATACCTGCTGAAATATTATTCTGCAATACCGCTGCTGATGCTGCTGCAACTGATGCTCCTGCTGTTGGTATAGCTAAAGCTGTACCCTGAGCGACAGCTGCTGCGTTTGCTGCTTGCGTGTTTATGATTGTTTTTGCAATACCTACTGCATTCTCAGCAATTAATGCTGCAGCTTGTAATTTTTTATTATCTCCAAATAAAGATTTAGCAAGGTTTATGCCTGCCTCAATATTAGCAAACTCAGCGTCTCTGATTGCCTTTTTTGTATCTGCTACAGCTTTGGCATTTTCAATAGCTTTTGCATCTAAAGCATCCTGTTGGTCTTGTGCTTCTTGACCATATTTTAAATTTATATCATTAAGCTCGTTTGCTTTTGCTATTTCTATTTCCTTTAAGGCTTCCGCATTATCTGCTGCTAAAGTTTCAAGCCTAAAATATTTGTCTTGTACCGCTAGCTCTTCCTGCTCTTGCTTTGTTAAAGTGTTTTGAAAGTTTTGTTCCGCAATTGCTTCAAGCTCATCTAAAAAAGAATTTTCTAAGTCTTGAATATTTTGCAAACGTTGCCTTTCTATTTCTGCAAGTTTTTCTGCTTGTAATTTTGCAGCATCTCTTGCAGCTTTATTATTTTCTTTTCTTTTGTTTCTACGGTTTGTTTCTTGCTTCGCTTCTAGTATTTCAATATTGTCAAAAGCTTTTTCTTGTATTTTTTTTAGCTCTAGCATTTGAGTCATTAAAGCCTCGCGTTCTTTTTTGTTAATCTCTCCTTTTTCGCCAATCTGTTCTGCGAATGTTAACTTTTTGTATTCTTTTTCTAGGATCCTGTATTGTTCTGCCGCAGCTTTGCCTTTTGCTTCTACATTTTCAATAAATCCAATAGCCGCCTGTAATTCTGCTTCTGCAATATCTTTACCTTGCGCTTGTAAAAGCCTTACATTTTGCTCCCTTGCCTCCTGTTCGGCATCTAATTGGTTGCTTAACTCTTGCTGCTGATTTCTTCTTTTAGCTAATTCTTTCTCAAGACGATATATTTCATTTTTATGGCGCTGTTCTCTTGCCTCTTCTGCTTTTTGTTCTTGTTCTTCTAATTTATTTAAAGCATAACTAAGCGCTGCTACTGCAGTTATAACAACGCCAATTCCTGTTAAGGCAAAAGCTTTGGATGCTGCTGTCATGCCTTTAAATGCTTTTACTGCAACGCTTCCAAACTGTTTAAAGGAAGGTATTGCTTCACGTATTCCTTGAACACCTTGCTGAATGGCTAGAGCGCTTTGTACTTTAAGTAATGCTTTTTCAAGTTGTTCCGATTCGCCACCTACTAAACCCATTACACCTTGTACCGCTGCAAATCCACTTGTCGCACCTGTAAGCGCGCCTCCTAACTTTTGACCTAAAGTAGTTGCTGCTGCATCTACTGCTAAATCTGTTTGTATTTGTACCTTGCGATATTCTCCAACATTATTTAAAAGTTCTTGGTATTCTCTACTTGTGGTGTCTCCTGCCGCAGCGAGTTCGTAAAGGCGATCCTCAGCCTCTCCCATTCTTGCAGTAAGCGGCTGTATTTCTCCGTAGACTTCTTCAAATGTTTTGTTTAAGCCTTCTACAGAATCATTAGCAACCTTTGCTGCTTTTGCTACATCCTCAATTTGCTTTTCTGCCTCGTCAAATCCTTTAGTTTTTGCCTCTAAAGTAACTGTCTTATTTGTTGCCATTATTTAAGAATTTTTTTTACTCGTTTTTTTATAACCTGCTCTCGCTTCTTTTGCTTGTAAGTTTCCTTAATTCCTTTTGGCATTGCGTATAATCCTTTCGCTATTTGTATGTTATAGCTTTCCTCTATAAAATCGTCTATCTGTAGTAAGTCTATTATGTTCTTTAGCATTATGGTTGTTGTTGTATAAATATTTGATTTGCTACTTGCGTTCCATCAGGATAATCATAAGTAACTGTAATCGTATAAATCTGTATTTCGCCCTGTTCGGTTCTTAGCCTTATAAAATCCTCCGAGTTTATGTAATTAGCATCGTCCTCAGTAACAAGTAAATCTAATGTATTAGGGTTATCAGGAATGCAAACCTCAACCGTTCCATCTGTTGATAATGTACTTGGCGTTATGGTTACCCCAGGATCCGCTGTCGTTATGGTTGCATTATTTGTTCCATTAGGGAATAATATGTGCACATCAATACATTGCGCTTGGTCTGATGGCTGAATAGGCACAGGAGGCTTACCTCCGCCCTCTCCGATAACCTCAGTAAAATCATTCAATAAAACAAAATCAACTTGGCCTGTGGTTATGTTAGACTTCATGTCATTAATGATGTATCGCTTGTCTCTGATTACGAGCCTGTCATTTAGCTTAAGGTTTGTAAGCAAGCTAATCGGCAAATAGGTTTTTACGCTTGTTTCTCTGTTCTTGAGATTAAAGAGATTGCTAAGGTAAGGCTGATAATAAACGCTGTATAAAGTATTTGGCACAATAGCATCCAGGAGCGTACTAATATCTGCATTGAAGTTTAGCGTATAGTTTACGTTTTGATATAGCAAGTCTTGCCCAAAAGGAACGTAAGTTATTAATTCTTCAGGCGTTGTGTTATCCGTAAATCTAAAGCTCGTATCTAGGTTATCATATTGGTATAATATAACAGGCTTTGGCGTGTACTGATTGCCATCTGCATTTAATGCTTCGCCTATCTGTAGGTTAGTACCTTGAAACTTCTGCATCATGAGATTCTCAAAAGGTAGCTTTACGCTGAAGTCTCCGCCATCATAACTGAATGATTGCCTTGTGTTTCCGTATCCTCTGCTCGTTAAATCTCTAAATATTGTATTTGTTGCGCTTTCGCTTTCTTCATATTCAAAGCTTATGTTTTTAAACAGCTTTACTCTGTTAATATTTATGCTTTCAATATCTGTGTATTCTGTAATATCCACAACAGCGCCTTTATTATACCAATCTGCTATTGGTTCGATTTGAAACTTGTCTGCCTCTGTTCCGTAACAAGTTAGATTGAACATTTTAAGGATGCCTGCAAAGAAATCTGCTACCTTCATTTTAGGAACGTAATTTATCATGTTAATTTCATCTGATAAAACAACGCTTGCTGAAGATGTATAAATATTTTGACCAAAAACGCTTGGCGTTCCGTATATCAATCCTGTTTGCTCATAGCTGCAATTAAATGAAATATTTATAGCGCTTTCTGCCCTTACTTGAAAAAAGTATTGTTTGTTTAGATTATCTAAAAAATTGCTATCCTCTGTAATTAATTGATTTGTTTGCCCTTGCGATTCTATGGTTTGTACTAGCTGATTATTCAAAAATACATCTATAAAATATGTAACATTGTTATCGCTTGTGCTAGTTACTTGCAGCCTAACTGTATGATTAAAGAATTGTATTTCCCCTGGATTACCTGCGGCATTAGGAAAAGCATCAACAAAATTTTGCGTATTATAAGTAAGCGTATGATTTGTTAAATCAAAGTAATCTGTATAAACCTTTGTAGTATTGCTATTTGAAGGACCTGTTGTTCCATTATCAAAATCTACTATTTGGCTTGCTGTGTTAAATTTAAAACTATTGGAGTTTTGGCATAATAAAAAAGCTTTACTGAATCTAGGATCCGAAAAGAATGTGCCGCTAAATGTTATATCGTACCTTGTTTGTAAGGCATTGAATACTGCAAGAATCTGAATGGCAGGAAATAGTTCGTCATAATGTACTGCGCCTGTTCCTGTTACAGGATTAATATCTGTACTGCCTCCGTTTCCGTAAGTTATATCTCTGTCAAATATTAGCGGATATCTAACGCCATAATTAAAAGCTCCGTTTGTTATTCTATTCTTAATTTCTGTATCATTGTAATCATGGTTATAAATATCTAGCTCAGTAACATCGCTAAGCATCTCATCGCCAAAATTATCTTTAAGGCTTAAAACATCGCCATAGAAAGTAATTTGATAGCTGTAGGCTTGATTGTTTTTTACTTCTGATTTTTCTAGGCTTACTTTACCCCTTCTAAACGGAGTCAATTCTATTTCTATGCTTGCCTCTCTCCTGATGTTAAAATCCAAAGTGCTGTCAACATCATTCTGATAAAAGTGTTGAAATATTTTATTATTGTTTGGAGTTGCAGGCACCGAAAAAGACTGCGAGAAATCGGTAAATACTTTGCTTATATCCTGAACGTTCTGCTGCGTAGATGTTACGCTGATAGTTTCATCATTAAATAAATCTAGCCTCTGCCCCTCTATGTATACCTGTACTATTCTCATTAGACTACCGTTTGAATCAAATCGTAAGCAAAGTCAAAAGTAAGCTCGTAATTTATAACGCCTTTATTTATTCCTCTCTGCTTCAATAGGCTTTTTGTTTGAACATTTACAGGCGTATATACTGCAGTAAATAATCCGTCTTTTTGTTCAGGATCGTAAAGCATAACTTTCTCAGAAAGCAATAGTTCTTGTATGTATTCACCATACAAGTCATTTACCCAACCTGTATTAAGCTTAATAGATTCTGTACCGTTCTTGCTAAATTCTTTTACTTGTCCGTCATAACTAGGATAAGCAGGCAGCGTACTTGGATTTACTTTATATGTTTCTGCTTTTACGCTTATGTTTCGTGTTTTTGCTTTTTGAAAGAAAATTCTTGCCCAGGATCCGTAACGATTTATAAAGTCAACCGCTACAGGCGAATATTTAGGTTCGCATTGAGGAACAAATTTTGCAGTCCAACGTACTGCGCTGCCTCCTGCTAAATACTCAACTTTGTTGCCATCTGCTAAATAAGGTTCGTAAACTCTGCTAAATGTTTTAATGCCTTCCGCTGTTGCTGTTACTGTATTTGTTGCTGCTGTTTTTAAATTGGTATATCTTATTGCATCAGCAACGGTTAAATCAATATCAAAACTGCCTGCCATATTAATAGGTAAAACCGAAGATAAATCGCTGTTATGATTATAGAAATACGTGCCCTCAGAAAGAAAAGGAGTAGATGTAAATGTGTTTAGCGTTTCCATGTAATAGTTCAAACCATACATGAATGTTTTTATTCCGCTTGTTCCTCCTGGAGTAATTAGCGTATAAGTTCCGTTGGTTTCTCTTTTGTACCGCTTAAATAAAACATTTACTTTGTAGTCCGTGTTTATGTCAGCGTCATAAGTATTGTAAAGATTCTGCCAATTTGTAAAGGTATAATATTCGTTTACGTAAGGAGAAATATTATAATAGGTTTTTACATTGTTTGTAGCAGGAATTAACTTGCTTAAAGTGTATTGCGGAGAGGCAGGTTGTGAGCCTGTTTGCCAAATAAACAATTCTAGCTTTGAGCCTGTTTGGCCTGCTTCTGCTATTTCAATATTATAAGGTGAGCGTGATGGTATCATTTCTTAAAGCTTTCTTTAGTTATTGTTTCTAGTAATTCATCCATATCTAAGGCATATTTTTCTATTAATTCTTCAGGCAATCTTTTAAAATACTTTTCGTATGGCTTAGTAAAAAACAGCGAAGGTTTTAAACCTCTGTTATATATGTTGCCTGCTATTATATTAGCAATTGTATTGTAATTTCCTTTTTTAAACTTTCCCTTTTCATCTCTCAGCCGAATGTTCTTTTTCTTTGCCCAAACTGCTAAGCTTTGAACAAACTTGCCCCATGTTCCTCTATACCTTCCGCTTCCAAATTTGTACTGCGAGTTAGGAGCTTGCTGCCCTCTAATTTTTGCATTAGGAGAAACCTTGCTAGGATCCTTTCCTTTTACCCCTTCATCCTGGAACCAACCGTAATCATCCATCTCAAAACTAATTTGTATAGAGTTCTTAGATTCTTTTACATAAGATTTTAAACTGCGAGAAAGCGCCCCTGAGCTTTTAGGCATTCCTTTCCTAGCCTCTTTGATAACGTTATCTCTAAAGTCATCTAAAACCTTTTGTACGTTCTCTAATTCCATCAGCAAATAGTCATTCCGTTTGGTATCAATATGTCTAGAGTCATTGCATGGCCTGCAAGCTTATTCTCAAAGCGCTCTGTAAATGGTTCGCAAGTTGGATTGCCATCTACTTGAAATTTATCAGTCCATAAATCGCCCCTCCTTAACAAATCATAACATCTGTTAAGAACCGCTAACATAGTATTAAGTATGTAAAGCTCGTTATCATTGCCATCGAATTTACTTACAGTTTCCTGCTTTGATATGTCTGTAATATCCATTGCCAGGATTGAAATATTGTAGCGGATTACGTTCTCCTCAAAGGTTGCTGTATTGACTATAATATGCACAAGCGGAAAAATGGTCTGTTTGTTTAGGTCAACGTCAAAAATACTGCCCTGCGTGACTGTGTTAATTAACGCATCATTATCAAAATGCTCTTTTAGTTTATCTATTATGTCAAAGTAATTCATCGCTTCATATTTTGTTTAAATTCTCTTGCTTCAATTTCGTTTTTTTGCTTTTCGAACGTGAGATAGGTGAGACATTGAGTAAGTCTTGTTGCTGTAACCTCGTCAAGCTTGGTAAAATCTCCTGAAGCGAGCGCATAGATGCTTCCATACCATCCCCATTGCTTGCCAAATTGATGTCTTTCGCTGTATTGGTTGAAGCTGTCATCTTCTTCGTCTCTCTCTGTAAATAGCTGATTGTACTGTTCAGTAATTCGCTTCCTAAAGTCCAAAAAAAAACAGACGCGCTTATTGCAACATCTAGAGGAGCAAATCGCATAAGCTCCTGCATATCTTCATTTGGTTCGTAGTCTACTATTTCGTACTTATCTTTGTTCGTGTTTTTGATTGGTCTAAACATTACAGCCATTGCCTTGTGATATGTTTTCCAATTCTGCAAATGATTCTCTAAATCAACGTATTCCCCAAGCGTAATGTCGTCTAGTTTTGGAATAAAGCCAAACTCAATATTTTTTATTTTAAACTGTCTAATCAACTGCGGCCTTTCATTGAATACTTTTGTAAAATGCGCAATCAATTCATTTAAATCCTTCATTTGAATTTTAGCAACCTCGTTTAATTTTATGCCGCAAAATATCTGTATCATTTTCTGCGCAATAAATTCCTCGTCATTACTCTTTTCCTTCATGGCAATAAAATCCTGATACCTAGATAATGGTATTTCAGATAAGCTTGTAGGCAATAGTAAATCTACTTTCATAATTATATAACTGATTTATGTGATTTTTGTATACTACAGAATATTGTAACTTCCGTAATTCTTGTTCATTCCTAAAGTTTCCATCTCATGATAGCGGACTGCATCCAGGGCATGATTGAAATTGTCAATGGGTTTATTTAGGCGCTTGCCTGCCTTGTCAACATCCCAACAATAAGACCTTAGCTCTTTAATTAGGTTTGTGCTGCTAGATGTAACTAGATAGCTTTGCGCCTGCATTACATCAATACCATAGTTTACAGAATCTCTGCCTTTCGTTACGCCTTTTATTGTTATTCCGTAGCGTTGTATATCTGCGATGCTTTTAGGTTCTGCGCTATCTGCGTATACAGGTATTGATTTAGGTAATATTTTTGCTATATCGCTGTTAAGCATTCCTGTTTGATATTTTACTTCGTTCAGGATTCGTGTTTCATTATGCTTATAGACTTCGATTATTGCGCTAGGATCGTTTGTATAGCCAAAGTCAAGCCCTAAACCGATAAGCCTAGCATCCCCAGGAATCTTGTCAATGATTTTATAATTGGTAAATACTGCGCCTTGTAATTGGCCGAGCTGTCCGAGTCCGTAAACCTTCCACCAATTGGACCAATAACTACTTGTAGCCGCTTTTAAGCGATTCTTTTCAATCTGTTGAACAATACCCTCATCTAGGCCTTCATTGTCCTTGTAGGTTAATATTATAAAATCAGCATCTGATTCGTCTTTTAGTTCGGTATGTACCCAAAACTCATTGGCAGGATTAAAATCTAAATAGACCTCTCGCTTGGTTCTTATTGCAAGTTCATTGTAAGCCTCAAAGTTTATATTGTTGCACTCATTGATGTAAAGAATATCTCGCCTCGCTCCTCTAAGTTTGCTTGAATCGTCAGCGCTAAAAAATTCTATAAAGCTACCGTTTGAAAACTCATATTTTAAATGCGACTTATTAAAACGCTCATCATAATAGCGGTTAGTCAATTTCATGATTTTCAAGAAATCGCGAAGGGCACCGCGACGCAAATGCGGAATGCTCTCGGCTATTATGCTAATCTCTAGGCCTGATTGTCTAGCTGCTTTATCTATGAGAATGGGCAGGATCCCAAAAGTCTTACCTGCAGATGTGCCGCCCTGGATTATTTTAATTCGCTTTTTTAAAGCGAGTATCTTATTTATCGCTGTCGTTCTCTGTAACATCAGGGAATAAAGGTTGTTCTATGTTATGCTGCTCTATTTGTTGTATTGGCGCTCCGTAAGCTGAATCTAGCAGTTTCTGATATGCTTGCGTATCTCCTTCTCTAGCTCTTTTAATCAATGCTAAGGTTATTAAATCCTCTTGACTCATATTTTCCTTGTCGCCTGTTAGCGGATTCTTTAGGTCTTGCTCAACGCTTAACCATTTCTTGGCTATTGTACTGCGGTTTTTACTGCCTACAGGTCTGCCCTTTGGGTTTCCGCTTTGTCCTTTTTCAAAAGGTATTAAGTTTTTATTCATTACATTCCTTTTATTGGTACTTTTAAAATTGGGTTATAATCAAAACTTTTTTTGCTTGATTGATCTCTGCAAATTATATCTTTGCCCCATTTTTTTTGTAAATCAAAAAATTGACTTTTTTCATAATCTAAATTGCGATATGCTGCACAACCGCCCGGCTGTTCCGATTGTTTAACAGAATAATGAGCATAGTTAAGACGTAAACAACCTCCATGTTTTAATATATGTTGTAAGGTAATATCATAATCTTCCTTCAATGGTAAATTTTCATCATATCGTATAGGGTTTTTTAAATGAGCTTGAAATGGACCGCCAATGTATTGTAATGTTCCAAGAGGCGAATATTCTCTGTATGCTCCTTTATCAGTAACACAATTTAAACCCCAAAACTTAAAACCAAAATCATTGCACAATATAGCTTGTTGTTCGCAAAATTCTTTTAATTCCTCGCCATTAAATTTGTAATTGCTTTGCTCTTCCCACCTACCTATGCTATTGCAATCGTCATCTAATATGACAATGCAATCAGCATCATTAAATAAATTGTCTAGGATCCAATTACGCACTCGGCACAAGTTCCCTTGAGCACTATCAGGACAAACAACAACATCATTGCCATTTTTAATATACTCCTCTGCTTCGCTTTCTTTTACTACAAGCTGAACAAATGGGTATGTTATTTGAGTAATTGATTTTTCAGGTCTTTTATAACTTGGGGCATAAAATTTTACTTTCATTTTTTTGTAAGAATATTAATAACATCAACACCATTTAAAACTCTGCCCGTTCCTGAACTCCACGCCTTACCGTTTGACCTTCTTGCTGTCTCTGTTTTTAAATTAAATAATGTTTTTGCTTGTAGCCAATCAATATCTCTGTCAAATTTTAAAACAATATAATTGCTTTCTCTATCCAATTCTGTAGCAAAATTGTTTTCCGTTTCTTCATTGTACGGGTTGTTCATTTCGATTACGTCCTCCTCATTAAAAGGCAAATCCATTCCCCAACCTTTGAGCTGTTCAGATTCAAATTCATTGGCTAAAGCATCCCAATCCCATTCTCCTGAGCTAAGATTGTCCTTTACTATAAATTCCCTCTGTTGTTCCTCTGATAACTCGCTAGCTTTTGTTATATAGATTTCTTTTAAACCTGCCTCTTTGCAAGCTCTTAATCTTTGGTTGCCTCCTAGCACTACATTGTCATCATTTACAACGATAGACCTTAGTTCTAGCATCCATGGAGCATCTTTAATTGATTTTACTAGTTTTCTAAAGTCATCGTTCTTAATAACTCTAGGATTGTTTGGGTTATTCTTTACCTCTGATATTTTTACTTTTTCTATTTTCATTCGTGTTTTATTAGTATGCCTCGTAAACTCTTTTCATCTTGTCAGCAATATCCCTTACGCAACTACTGCAGGTTGTTCCTGTGTCTTGTTTAACCTTGAATACTCTGTTGTATATCTTAATGAGTTTAACCTTATCATGATGGTTTGCTGCTGTTCCCCATCTCTCTGCATCTTTATCCCAATGCTTAGACATAAACTCTTCTAGCCATTTGTATTCGTGTTCCTCTAGGCAGTTTGGGTTTCTGCGCCAAATCTTATTTAAAAACTCCTTACGCTCTTCGCACCCGCAATCGTCTCCTGCTAGCCATTTGACAGCGTCTTTTATTCCTGTAGCCTCTGTTATCTTCTCTACAATATCGCCTAGGCCTTCAGCCTTCTGATTCTTTTTCCATTCTTTGTACTCCTTTGTACGTTTGTCTAGTTTCTTCATTCGTTTTTTATTAGGATCCGCAATAAAGGCAATCATCATCCTCTCCAGGATTGTTTTCTATTGCAGGGTTTAGTATAACCTTTAATTCGTAAATCTGTTGCATCAGCTCCATGTCATTATACATATCGCCTGTGATTTTAGATTCTAGGCGCTTTATTTCTGCCTGTACATCTTTTTTGTTTATAGCCATTCGTAGTCTCCGTTTATATAATCCTCGTAATCTTCTGCGATGTTTTCCTTTAGTTTCTCTTTTGATTTCTTTATGGAGTAAAATATTGTCTTTGTGCTTATTCCTGTTTCTGCAGCTATCTGCCGCATGCTCATGCCTGAGTCTCTGTAAACTTTAAACAGCAGCTCGTCAAACCATTCCCAGGTGTTCATCTCTTTACGCATTCTAATCTCTAGATTAAATTCCGCTTCGCCTTTGGATATGTATTCGTAATTAACTCCCATCTTGTCAATGTATTCTAATGGTACTTTTTGCAGCTTCTTTTTCTCTGCTCGTAAATCGCAGACAATTGCTCTCAATACTAAATAGATGTAGCTCTTGTTTATCTTGCCCTCTTCGTTTACAATCTTAAAAGGCTTATAGTATTTAGTTAGCCTTATATACATCTCTTGCACTATGTCCTCAGCGTAAAACTCTTCGCCTAAGCTTTGGACTATTCTAATGTAGTCTTCATGTAACTCAGCAACTTTTGAAAGCCATCTCATGATTAGTATCTAAACAAATGTAGTGATTTATTTTTAATAGTTGTAAGACGCATTTATCAACAGAAAGTTGTTTAAAAAGTCGCAGTTCTATTAGGGCCTCAATATTTAGCCTTGCATTTCTTTATCTACAAGCTTTTTTTTATTTAATAAAACTTATTTCCCCCAATTATTCCCCCAATTTTTAGGCATAAAAAAACCCCTCATTTTATAGAGGGGTGAAACATATGTTTTAGCGTTACTTTGGGTTTATTCCATTTTTCGCGCTTTTTTCTGTACAGATTCTTAAAAAGGTAAATCGCTAGGCATATCCTGCGGCATATTTTGTTTAGGAGCTTCTGCATCTGCTTGGTAAGGTTCTGAGAATTTAACGCTAAAGTATTTTACTCCGCTTTTAGATTCGTTTAACCACATGGCCATCTCTTTCATTTGACCATCTACCATTGCTTTGCCTTTATAATCAGGCTGATGTTCCGTTTTTTTGTAATCGTTTTTAAAGATTGCTCCGCTGTTGTTTTTCTGTTCCATGTTATTTTGATTGTTTATTAAGATATTCGTTTATTATTTGGCGCATAAGTTCTGATGTTGTTACGCCCTGGAACCTAGCAACTTTTACTAGATCCCATTTATCTTGTAAGTTTAGCCTTACGCTTATGGTTTTTACTTTGCCTTCGTCTCCGAGTTTTCCCCTGCCCATAGTTCTTTGATTAGTTTATCATAGTATTCTCTGCATTCATCTATACGCTCATAGATGGCTTTTACTACATCTTTGTCGTATTTTACTTTAAATACTTTTACTCGTTTTTCTGCAGGTATATGATTAAAGTTATGCTTTGCCTCAACCTCTGCCCTTAGATCTTCGTTTTCATCAATCAAATGATGCTGCCAATGCGCTCTGCGTATCTCATCCTCAACTATCTCCTCAGGAGTATTTAACAAACAATAACAAAGCAAGCTTTTTCGCTTGCCTGTTAATGCCATGTAACCCTGCAACTGATAAAAATAGTCTTTAGTTGGTATCTCCTCAGCAAACCAAGGAAAGGTAGTTCCATCATAGCTACTCTTTATGTCTAGCAGAATCTTATCCGTGTTTACATCAGGCGTGCCTGTTAAATAATCATTCTTAAAATGGTCATCGTTTTTATAAAGCAAGCCTAGATTTAGATTCTCTTGGCAAAGCTCAATGCCATAGCGCTCTACTTGGTTGCCCTTATCTGTGTATCTACTTGAAAACTCTTTGCGTATTCCGTAAACCTCTTCTAAGGCTAACTGCTGCAAATATGTTTTAGTAGTCTTACTAAGAGTTTCTGTTTTACTTCTGCTGTTGGTCATTATCTTGCCAATGGAAGAACATCTAATCTTCAGCATAACTCTAAGGCTTTAGCTTGCGCTGTGTTTAATTCAAACTTGCTAGTGATTGCATCCTTTTCTACTTTGCCATCTTGTAATGCTTTTATAGCATCTTTAAACCTAGCCTCTGTAAGTTTCTTCTTTTTAGGCGCTGCCTTCTTATCATGCGTATTTGTAGTATCTGCGTCTTTGGTATCGTCAATAAGAAACAAACCATTCAAAGCATACTTGCGAGCATACGAGCTGCTGCTTCCAAAACTCTGCGCTATATCCATCCCCTTGCGATTAGGATCAATTCCTGCCTGAGCCTTTACTGCTTGCATTTTATCTCCGTCTGTTATCATTGCAGTAGCTTCTACATACATATAGCCTGCTGCTTCCTTAACCTCATCTGTAAGATTCAATACTAGGCCATTCAATAAAGGCTTGACCGCCTCCATAATATCCTCACAAGACCTATACTTGTAGTTTCCAAACTTGTTCATCTGATTCTTTGGAGCTTTTAACTCCTTTTGGATTGTTGCCAATCTCTCAATAATTGATTTTTTCATAGTGTGTATTTTAAATATGTATTACAAATATAACAAAAATTATTCTAATTTGCTTATTTTAAGCTGCCAAACATCATTTTCAACAGGGTGATTGTTGTTTTTATATACATAACCTTTAGGTCTAAATATTGC